GAAGAAGGTTTACCATCAATAAAGGTTACTGACGCTAAAGCACCAGTTCCATCACCTCTTATTGGAACATTATTTTTGGTTCCTGCAAACTGATAAGTTGCATTTGCAATATCTTCAATAACAACAGTCTCAATCTTACCGTCAACAGCGTTATTCCTAACGTTTTCTACATCAGTACTAGTTGCCCAATCAGAAGGAACAGGAATATACTCTGCACTATCAAACTTTACAATATCGCTTGGTTTGATTGTATAGAGATACTTCCAAAGATATCCATCAGATTCCAATCTTGGTTCCAAATCTGTGTGAACTGGTTCGTCCAGCGATACGATACCATTTCCACTGTTAGATGGAGCTGCACCATTATAAATGCACTCATAGACCCTAAAGTCAGAGTTCATCACATAGTAGTTGGCATTATATAAATTAGAAGCACTAGTTTGTGGTGTTAGATTACTAACACTGTAATCATGACGATACATCTCATAGATTGTTCCACTTGTCCAAGCGATTTTCTTAATCACTCTAAGAACATCTGTTGAGTTTATCTTTTTAGCAGATATGAGAGTATCGTAAATATTGTCGTGCTGATCGAAATTATCTACAGGATCTGGAGTACTAGTGTTCCAGTCTGTAGCAACCTCAGTAGCATTTGGTAGACCAATAAAAACGTAAAAACTATTATTAGCGTTTCCAATACCGCTAACAAAGTTTGACGCATTCAAGACTCTTATCTGATCAGTAATGATCGCTGGCATTATACTTTGAGACTTTTGGTGTTATTTATGTATAATCTAGAAGTAGTTTATCTGTCCTTTGAACAATAGGTGCAGTTGAAAGTCCAGTTAGACCATTAGTAGTCGTACATCTAAAGGTAGTACCTATTGCACCACCTGTTAATTTTGCCCAACTATAATCTCCATAATAGTTTCCTACACCTGATGAAAGACCAGTAAAATTCAATTGATGATTAGTTTCAACGTTAACGTGAACTCTCATAGTTTGACCTGCACCAATAGGTGCAATATGAGAAACTTGATATACACCATCTAAACAAGTGGTTGCTATACCAACTGTTGTTGCTCTAGTTTGAGATAGAGCAGTTGCACCCGTTCCGACATTAGATCTACTAACAACAAAGTAATCACCAGTTGAAATACCTGTTTTTGTAGTATTACCATACTGGTTTTCTCTTATTGGAGAATTATCTGGTATATAGAATTCAAACTGTATAGCTTGAGCACTTACTCCAACTCCAACAATAGATCCCTCATCACCAGAAATATTCGCATTAGATAGATCTTTGACTGGCATTGAGAACGTAGTAGTTCCAAAACCAGTATTTGCTTCTTCATCAATAATTCTTATATTGAAATTAGTAGCATTAGGATCCTCAGTATATTTGAATGCTAAAGCACCACCATCAGTGTATATGTCAGTATGATTAGAATTCAAATTTCGTATTATCCTAGTTGCTGGAAATACTCTACCTTGATACAAATCTCTAGACTTACTTACTACTACACCATCAACAAATCTATCATCTTGTTGTTTAGTCCATGTAACTGGTCTTAATGGATCTGGTTCATCAGTAATTCCTTGACCCTTATAAACATTGGTCAATAAAGTATCTCGTGCTACAAGTTCTCTAACAGTTCTAACATCTTGATTGAGGAATGAAGGTGTTGATGGATTTTTACGTACTTGAATACTATCACCTTTTTTAATCAATTCAAGAGCAGTCTGAGTAGTCATATCAGCATCAGTTCCTCTATAGAAAAGAACTTGCATTGAAGATCCTTTCTTAGGTGCTTCTGTAAATGTTATTTGAGTACCACCTTTGAATTCATATGCTTTACCTGGTTTTTGAAGAACATCATCAATGAATATTAAAAGAACTTGATCTAAATCAATAAGACTTCCATCCAATGACTCAATACCCATTGGTTCTCCACCTTCTTTCAAAGTGAATACTTTCTTTTTGTCATTAAATTCCCCAGAAATATCATCAAGAATTTGTAATTTACCAAATACCCATCCAGCAAATTCGTCATCTTGAACATCACCTACAGTCCATACAGCAGGTTGGAAATTACTACCAGCAGTGCGATCTGTAGGTATACCAGCAATAGTTAGTTGCTCACCAGTAGTGTATCCATATCCAGTATTAGTTAATGTAAATCTACTAATACTCTGACCAACACTAACACTCACTGATACAGATGCACCTATACCAGTACTATTGGCATGTGGTACTAATCTAAGATCGTCATAAGCAATAGGTTCATCAAAGGCAAGAGTAGGTACATCTGTCCAAGTATATCCTACACCTGGATTATTCATAATCACACTTTCTATATGACCTTCTCTAACAGTAAATGTTCCTGCTGCTCCAGTAGTAGGATTTCCACCTCTAATATAAACTGCATATGAAGAAGGTCCATTAGTATATCCAGTACCAGTATATCCCATAGCAACTGATATAGTACCAAATCCAGATACAACTGCTGTACCTATACCATGAGTAGGTGCTTGATATCCAAAACCTTCACTATTACCTATAGAAGCAATTATACCTCTTCTAGGTAATCTATTTTGGTTTACATCAGTTGTACTATAAGACTCAGAAACATAATCAAGATTAGCATTACCAGTAAATGTAATTGATGTTATACCAGGACTAGGACTACTAAGGAAATTATAATCTACACTTGGTTTTTGGAATATATTATTAAGTAATAAAGCACCAAAATCAGTAGTAATACCAATAGTATTTGCTCCACCACTCGTTAGAGTATAAGTTTTACCTATGCCAGTAAAGTCCTGTGATATATCATCAAAAATAACATTATCTCTATAATCACTTCTTTGGAAAGTTCTTCCTTGGAATGAACTACCTTTAACTACATCTGCTACCAATAAAGTATGTGTTCCAATACCAGAAGTTGTTAAAGAAAGTGCTATTCCAACTAAAGCATTTCCTTTAGTTGAAGCAAAACTAAAATTATTATCGGAATTTTTAATAATATAATAATTTTTATTTCCCACCAATGGTACTGGTGGATCTAATGCTCTTAGTTTTACCTTTGTACCAGTATCTAATTTTTCTGTAAGAACATCAAAAGAATTATTATTAGTGTCAATAGCTTCTGATGATACTCCTACAGCTTCTCTAGTTCCACCAAAAGGAACATCTACAAAATGAATCTTATCTTGAACAATATTATAATCACCAAACGTAAGTTGAACAAGAGTTCCAGGTGTATGTGCTGATTTTTCACTACCCAACCACTCACGATCAACTAACAAATTATTAGTTTGTCCACCATATCCAACAACCTGTATTCTCATATATTCATCATCTATTTTTATAATATCATATGCTTTGAGTGGAGGATCAGTAACACTCCAAACATTTACTTGTCTATTTTGAACACTAACTACTGTAGTTGCTGCTCCAGTTCTAACATACAAGGGTGCTTGTATTACATTATCAATAGAAACTATTGCTTTTGTAGTTTTCTTAGTTGCAGAAAAAGAATGAGTTACACCTACTCCTATTGTAGTAATACCTATAGCAGTACCAGATTGTGATAGTTCATAAGTTGCAGCAAGTTTTATCTTATCTTCATTTACCTTTATAACAAATACATTCTGTGGTAAAGTAGTAGCAGCTCCAACACCAGTACTGGTATGATCAATACCTATAGCAGTACCATCAGCATGATACACTAGTTCTTCACCAGTAGTATAATAATGATCTGGAATTACTATTGTATTTGAACCCACAAGAACCTTATTGACATCAGATGCATCAAATTCCTTATAAAACAAAGGCTTTTCCTTATGAGTCAGATTGAAGTCTTTTTGGAAAGTCTCAGTTTCTGAGTTAAATATTCTGTTTACAGATCCTAATGTGAACGACATTATAGGGTTTTGAGATATTTAGAGTGTAAGGATAACATCATTAGCAACATTATCTGGTTTATCAATGCGTAATTCACTTAATCTAACTACGTATGCTTTACCAGCCTTGGGAGTAAATTCTACTACAATATTAGTACCACTCAGAGTTACACTTGTATTAAGTATATCTCTTCTCTTATCTGCTGGAACAACATAGTTAGTGAGATTGTTATACTTACTGAAGTTTGCATTACCCTCATAAGCATTGACTGCCATATCAAATGATGAATACTTACTATCAGTAGTATTCTCAATTTCTACATGGTATTTGACTGTAGTATAGTTACTATATGATTTGATAGAAACTATATTTGCAGCAGGTGATCCAGATGCAGTAATTACTTTTCTACTTGCATTTAGTTCAGTATCACCAACATCAATACTCATAATATCTCCACCAACCGATGCAACTGTAGTAGCAACACCAACTAACGTAGATAATGTTTGAATAGTAACCCCAATTCCAGCTACAGGTGTATATTTGTAAGAAACAACATTACTTGAAGCATCCATAGTGAATATACCCATTGTTGTACCAAATCCAACATTACCATAATCAGTAAATACAACATTATTAGCACCATCAACTAACCAGTTATACTCTTCAAATTCTCTATTATTGATACCATTATGAACAAGAACTATTGAACCACTCTTGAACTTAGTTGTATCAATATCCTGAATTACTGTTGTGGCAGGTGATCCAGAAGGAGCAAAATAAGAAGAAAGTCCAGTCTTTTCAACATGTGCAAATGAAGTTTGTCCAAATGCAACAGAATTACTAATAGACTCCTTATAGAAGGTAACATCATAAGTATATGATGAATTGTATGGGAAGAATGAAACTGATACTAAACCATTTTCTAAACTTGCAGTAAATTCACCCAAATCAAATACATCAGATAAATCTGAATACTGGTTGAGAACAACCCTATCATTATTATGAGTAACTATAAATTCACAGTACTGAGTAGCGTTATAGGATATTCCTAATGAAGTATCCAACACAACCTGTGCAAAATATTTTATTCCACTAAAGTTTCCAGAAGACCAAGTGTCAATCTCTACTGCACGTAAAATATCTGGATCACTATAGAATTGTGGTGAAATATCATCTATTTCTAATACTCTATTAGATTTGCAAAGTAAAGAATCTCCAAATCTAGAGTGAGAGAATATGAGTTGATCACTAAGACTAGTAGTGCTATCTGTAAGTTCATATACAGTATCATATCCAGATTTTTCATAAACTTTTGCTGAACTATCAATCAGAACAACAGATGTTGTTGCACTACCTACTGATTTGACTGTTGGGGCAGTTCCTATTCCAATTGGTACAGATGGTATAAGAAGATCTGAATGTTTCTTAAATCCACCAATATGAGATAAAGAATCAACTGGTTCACTCCAAGATGAAATACCAACTAAACTCTTCAATGAGTATGAGAAGTTCTGATAATAATCACTATCTTGTATTCTTTGATAGAACTCATTCAATTTACCCGTATCCTTTTCCCAACCATATGGTCTTTCTATAGAAACACCAGTCTCAAAGGAACCTGAATATGCTTCCATATCATCAATAGTTCCACCACCATTAGAGGTTTTTCCTACTATAGAATCACCAGTATTGAATCCAACTAAACTATCAACACGTAATGTGTTTTTAGTCTTACCCTCACCAGTAATAACCTTTGCCTCATTCTCTCCTACGTAAACTATTTCATTATTAATAAATTGACTTTCAGATAATGTAAGATTGAACTGCGGCAATCTGTTCTTGTTGATTACACTTCCATAAGGTGCATAATCATGAACACCTGGATCTGATGGAACATTATATGTTATAATTGCTTGGTTTACTGTACCAGGATTAGTTGTAACTCCAGTAAGAGTAAAGTATTGATAGTTATAATCACTTGAATTATATCCATTTCCAGTACTTACACCAAGATTTTCTACAAATACTTGATCACCAACAGAAAATGGAAGACTCATTGATCCAAATCCTGAAAGTGGAGTCTTTAGTCTCAAAGTAACAGTTGGATCAGAATATGTTGCAGTAATAATTCCAACACCATTTGAATTATCAACAGCAATTAGTTGAGCATCACCTCTACTTAAATTTCCACCACTCTTAATAATTTTTACTTTACCAACTCCACTGCCTTCTAATTCAGCATTAAATACAGCCTCAGAATTGACTATATCTGTTTTTGAGTTATAAAGTATTAGATTAGGAGCACTTAGATAATTACTACCAGATGATGTAATTCCAACACTATCAACTGCAAAATTATCTCTAAGGAATAATATATTAGGAACTGCTGCTTGAGGTTTTAGTGTTCTATCAGAAGGATAATCATAACCAAACTCAACAATATCAGTTTTACCAAGTTCACCTATTTCAGAACCAGTAGCTTTCAAACTAGCAGTAGTTCCTGTTGTAGAAGCAACAGAAACAAGTGGTGTATCAATATATGAAGCACCACCTGAAGTAAGTTCAACTCTACCTACAGGACCAGTTACATTTAATGAAGTTGTATTATATTTAATTTCTGATGTTGTATTATATCCTACTCTTTCAGGTGCTTTGTCAATATTATATACAAAAGTATTTGATGTTACTGTAAGAATACCAGTTCTAGAATTAAATTTACTTTGGTTTACGATTATTTTTGAATAATCTACAATATCATCATTGATTTCAATAACCTTACTTGTATTTGGTGTTGTAAACTTGTAATACAGAACATCTGGAACCTGTTTAGTGAAATGAACTGTCTTAGTTGCTAAAGTATTACCTGGTACACCAACACTAGTAATTTCAATAGCAGAACTTCCTGATCCTACAAATGACTTTTGATAATCCTTATCAAGGAAGAAATCTAATCGTAAATCTGCTAAAGTAGCAGAAGATAAATCAAATTCTAACTTATCTCCAGTAATTACATTGATTGGTGGATTGATAGATGATCCAATACTTACATACCTATTACCACTATCATAAGTAGCAACAACTGAACTAGTACCAGCAGATACAATACGTAAATCAATTATATCGTTTGGTCGTAATGTATGATTTTCAGCAGTTGTAACAATAACGTTTATCTTTTCAGTAGATCCTTGTACATTACTTCTTTGTGAAGTAAAGTAATGTGTATTACCAATTCCTGTATTAGTATCAAACATACATTGCTGTAAATCAGAACTAATACCAGCAAGTGTAGTAACTACTCCAACTTTGTTATTATCAATAACCTTGAGATAGACAGTTGGTGGTAAAGGACGCTTGAATGAAGCATTTACACGCTTCATAGCATCAGTTTGATATGTTATAGAAGATCCAGCACCAGGACTATATGAGACTGCCTCACCATCTTTGAATGGATGTCTAGGTAACCAAATAGTTCTTGTTGGAATAAATTGCTCACCAAAATGTAATGTTGATACGGTATATCCAATACCAACACCAAATGTTAAACCAATACCAACATCATGCTTATTATCAACTCCACCACCTCTAAAGTATTGAGTTGCTTCTGGATCGTTAAGAGGAGCTGATTTTGATGGTTCATATGTAAATTCATGTTCTAATCTTACAATAGGAGCACCAAATGTATGAGCAGCACCAGTTGTTCCATTTTGTGCTCTTATAAGATCTAATTCATTGAAAAGTCCATCACGACCATATACTATAAATTCTTCAGCATCAATTTTAAGTACATCACCTATTCTAAACTTATTAACATTATCAAACGGTTGAACACTAGTAGTAAGACCAGTTGCCAACATAGAAGTTGAAAGTCCAGAACTGACTTCTGCTACTTTAATTCTATAATTACCTTCTAAACCTTTATGATCAGCAGTTGAAATACCAACAGTAATATAACTGTTATCGGAAAGATTATGTGGTATGGTAGTAATACCAGTAGCTGTTTTCCCATCAAATAGGAACTTGATGTTTTCTACCGTTGTAATTGCAGATGTAAGTGATGTAAGTGTAGGACCAACTAGTTCAGTTACTTTACCTATAGCACCAAATCCTTTAGTATCTGTATTATCAAATACTATCTTATCTCCAATATTATAATTGTCACCAGATTCTATAATTTCAATCTTATCAATAGAACCATTTTTTACTCCTAATATTTTTGCTTGAGATAAAGTATTTCTATTAGAATTTGAAATAAATTCATAATTATCAGTTTTATGGGCATCAGTATTTCTAATAAGATTCAATTTGACAGGATCTAATGCCTGATCAGAATCTAAAGCAAGGTTGAATGGTTCTAACTTTGAATTATAAAAATCACCAATAACATATGGGAATGTTGGTTTTCTTACTCCAAAGAAAGGACTACCAGAGTTTCCATCAATTGCATCTTCAACAGTAGCATAATATGCGTAAGTTCCATTTGGATATTCTGGAGTAACCGCAAATCTACCATTAGAACGATCTAACTGACCTAAACCAGTGACAAATTGATAATCTTCAACAAAGAATCCTTCAGGATATTGTGATGTTGGAGGACCATCAACTCTAGGTACAGTAGTATAACTAGATTTAATATAATCTAAACCACCAGTACCATTATTACCTTTATACGCATAAGGTCCATATATCGGATTTCCATCATAAGCATATCCCAATATTGGAGAATGTTCTACACCAACATCTCCAAAGAAATCTCTAAGGTTTCTAGGAACGAAATAATTGGCATAAGGATTACCAAGTTTAGTATTTTTTGTTACTTCATAGAATCCATCATCCTGCAACATGTCACCAGATCTTGCATGTCTTGCAACCTGATTGACAGTCCAATTTTTAATATTACTTGAATATATTGCTCCGCTACCAGGTGTTTTTGCAGAAACTGTTGTTTTAGCTTGAGTATATCCTGCTCCTTTATCGATCATAGTAATATCAACGATCTGCCCATTAGATACAACTGCTTTCGCCTTTGCACCAACACCATCACCACTTATCTCAATATCTGGAGTACTAAAGAATTGTTCTCCACCATATTTGATTATAACTTGATCTATTTGACCATTTACAATAAATGGTTGTAAAAATGCTTTTGTACCAACAATAGTATCAATAAGAGGTTCAAAGTCGTCATTTATGACCGTAGAACCGAACTCATTACCAGACTTAGTAACATAAACTGAAGTAACACTTCCTCTAAGGACTGGGGTTGCTTTTGCGTTCGCAGTACTAATACCTTGTCGTCCTTCGATGGAAATCGAAATAGGAGGATCTTGAAATATTTGTTCCCCACTACCTGAAGTTGTAAATTTGACATAATCTGTAAGGCTAGTAGAAATTGATACTCTAAACTCATCATCAGTAATCTTTACAACATAATATTCTTTATTGTTGGTCAAACCACCAATAACTGCAGTTTCAGCAGAGTACTTTACTATATCACCAGAGTTAAATCCATGATCCTTTATTCTAATACTATCTGTAAATGAACTTACTCCAACAGTAGATTGCGTATTTGCATACCTATTCTTAAATAAACCAGGATTCTCTACTAAAATTTTATCAACCTTTGTTCTCCGAAGAGAAGTACTTAGCGTATGTTGACCACCACCATTACCTGATAATGGAATTGTACCAATACCTAAAAGAGCATTTGTTTGAGAATCCGCTAAATGAATCTCACTATCATTCAATTTTACAACATAATACGGAGAATTATCTACAAGATTACCAGGTGTTGTACCAATACCTATAGCATCAGAACCACCTGTATTGTAAATAACCTCTTCACCATCCTTCAATGCGTGTGGTGCTTTGAATACTAAGCGATCAGTAGCGGTATTTACTACTCCTCCTGTACTAGAACTATCAAAAGTTACTACATGAGGAACAATCTTCATCTTTGGTTTCAAGATTGCGGTAGTATCATTTCCACCAATTGCTCTTACTGTTGGTTCTTCTTCATAATCATCACCTTCAGTATCTACTAATACTTCAGTTATACTACCTTCCATATTAGCAATAACAGAAGCACCAATACCAGTATGACCTTCTTGAACAACAGCTAACCTTGGAGGATTGATAACATCATATCCAGATCCTTGGTTTAGAACTTCTACAGTTTGTAAGGGACCAAAGAAAACTTTATCAGTTGATTTATAAGAATATACCTCTACACCATTAGCGAATAAACCAACTCCACCTTGAACTGTTTTAGTCTTAGACTCACTAAATTCAGGTACTGGGAATTTTCTAAGTAACTTCTGAGCACCTATATCACTACCAAACACGTTCTGTGGGGTCAAGAAGTGGGTAGTAATACCTGTTAGGTCAGATACTGCAACCGAAGTAATATACTGCCCTCTACGGACGTTTTCTGGTGTATATGCAAGTGCTAATGTATTATCATCAATCTTCTTGACATAGTATGCTTGATTTTCTTCTAAATTATCAAGTTTATCTCCAAATGTAGAATTGTATACAACTAACTCACCATCATGATAATTATGGTCAGTAACAGTAAAAGTGGTTGAACTTGTTGTAAATCCAACAGTTGTAAATGTCCTAATTCTCTTTTGTGGAGATATATTCCAATGAGGGAAACTATTAGACGCAACATATACATCGCTACCATCAGAATATGAATTCTGTACGTCAGCAGTTATACCACGATTAGTTTTTAGTTTTCTACGAATAAAGTAAGTTTGATTTAGATCAAGACGAGGAGAATTTAATTCAATCGTTTTTGAATTAGGAACGTTAGTAATTGTAGAATCAGTTATTAACCCCTCTGGATTGATTATTTCTATCTCATCATTCAAATATAATACATGTTCACCTACAAGATCAAATTTATATACCTGCACTGGAGGAGAAGGTACAATAATCTGGTTTGGATCTGTTATAGAAGTAATCTTTTTTATTTCATACTTACTAGAAGTATTATAGATCCATGATGACCATCTTAAATCTTTTTGCTCAATACCTAAAGATTTGACATTTACTTCACTTCCTTTTTGCTGATTATTTGCCGTCCCTTCAAATTTCTGGAGAACTCCCAGAATATTCATAGTTACTGGTTTTGCAATATCACCATTTTCATAAGAATACGCAATATCACCAGAAATAACTGTAGAACCAATACCACAAGGTGAAGTAAGTGCTGTTAGTCCAAGAAATTGCGTATAGTTCTTATCAGTATATGTTAGAACACCACCCTCAAACCGCAAGTTACCAGCAGTTGAGAATCCTATTGTACTATCAACATCAATAATAGTCGTACTTATACCTGCAGACTTAGTAATAAAGGTTTTTGAATTCTGTACAAATTCTCCTACTTGCGTACCTTTAGATATACCAATCTTATAATATTGTTTTTTATCTATTGTTGCACTCTCAACTCTGAAGATAGATCCGCTATTTTCTCCCTGTATAAGAGATTGACCTTCTAAATTTATAGGATTACCTGTTATTGCTTCGCATAATACAATATCTGCTACGATATAATCCGCATCAGAAGGTTTCATCATAAATTTGGAAGGTTGAATCATCTCAACCTTTTCCGAATATAACGCACCAAATAATATCTTGAATGCCTCTTCTGTACCTTTTGACCTATAAAAATCTTTTGCCTGTCTAATAAAGGTAGATTGATTTACCTTAGTATTGATATTTCTTTCAGAAAAACCAGGTAAAACCTGCTTCTTGATTTTTCTAAGATATTCTTTTAGAAAGACATTACTTAAGTTAGTAACTCTAGTCTCTGATGCATGAGTTCCTACACCACTTCTAGTAAATGTAAGACTTTCTGGTTCATTAGTTTTACTATTATTCTCAATCCCACTAAATCCACGCACACATCCTGTAATGGAAGTTGTACCAATACCTGTATAAGTTATTATCTCATTATCAATCTTTATCAAACCCCATTTCTGAGGTAATCCTTTTGTAGAGTCTAAGTATAGTGTTTTTTGATTAGCGTTAGCGTATGTTGTAAGTGATGTAAATCCAGTTAGATTATCAGTGCTAAGAAAATCAAGATCCTTATATTCATTCAGATTATCGGCAAGGTCAACTACACCACCCTGAAATTCCTGAGAGTAGTAGTATTGTTGTAAGAAATTTACAAAGTTTGGATTCTCTTGATTAATATACTCAGGTATCTGATCCTGAACAATTTCATGAATCTTGACTTTAGTTATTGAGGTTTCAATCATTTATCGTGTCTTACTACCGTTTTGGTAACTAGATTGTGGATTGTACCTTGTGCCAGATGTATTAGCACCAGATGCTATAGAGTCTTGTCTCATATAGAAATTACTCTTAGAAACATCAAATTGTAGATATAATTCCTTACGTGCTAATACATCATTAGACTCTGGAATTGCTTGAACTTCTACAATGTTATCTGGTTGTGTCGTTGAAGTAATATTCACAGTATCTATAATGATTTCACCCTTCTTATAATCAACAGTACCAAAGGATTTTGAGATAATTTTTATATCAGAAGATGATACCACTTGGAATAAGAATAAATTACCCTTATCTCCACTAACATATTCATCTGAGAAGTAAACTGTTCCTTCTGTTCCTGATATACTGAATCCAGTAGATTTGATGTTATACTTAGTATCTCCACGATAGAAAGTATTATCAAAACACAACTCATATTGTGCAAACTGGTTTATTTGTGCTTGAAGATCTCTTCTAATCCTTATAGTTGTAATGTTTGATGTAATAGACGTATTTACACTATCAACAAGAGATAGTATTTTACTATACTTAAATCTACCACCAAACTTATTCAATTCTGTACCACCAGCAAATGTTGTTAATGCATTAATAACATCAGTTTTCAAATTCTCAGAATCACCTATAAAGTTTGCGTTATAGTAGATATAACTATCAATTTCAACATATAAGAATTTCAAATCTACAAATTCAGGAACAATACCTGCAACAGAATAATTCTTGAATGATGATAAAATATCTTTCTTAGTAAAGTCTGAAAGGAAATTACCATTTCTGGGTTTCGCTGCCATAAACACCTTACCATACTGAGGAGGATCTAGATCCTCTCCACCATAAGCACTTACTGATTCAATGTTTGGATAAACAGATGGAAGAATCGCTTCATAATCTGACGCTGTAACTGCCCTATGCTGCGACGCATATCGCCTTGGAGCATAATACTTGACACTTTGTAAGGATTCTATTTCATCACCATTTTCAGAACCCTTATTGGTTGTTAAGAAGGGATCATAGTTATCAATAGTAGCACCATCCTGATCCTTTATAATACCAGCAAAGTTAAAATCTTTTACTCCATTACCAGCAGGTCCATCAGTACGAATATATGAAATTTGAACAACATTACCAGCATCTAATTTCTTACCAAATACATCATCACCAAATAACAATTCATATTTTTCATCAGAAGTTTCCTGTAAAAGATATATCTTAGATGTAGAAGTTATTCCAAGAATATTATCTACTAACTTATATTCAGTTTCTGTTGTAGAAGAAGCATTCTCTCTAATACTAACTCTTATAGTTGAGGTGTCAATATGGTCATTAGGAAGAACAAACTTTTGAGTTTGACTGGTATCAACTAGATATTGCTTTTCTAAATACTGACCTTGAAATATGTCTATAACACCTTCAGCAGTTCCATTATCTACTGTACCAGTAACCTTTTCGGGAATTGAGAAAAGATAATTTGTACTAGATACCCTTCCGTTGGAAATTATACCTGGTTGAAATTCTATTGTAGTTGCAGATGTCGAAATCCCTGTTATTGTATAATCTACTGTTGCTGTTGCTGCTCTTCTAGATCTAGGTACATATCCAATATTACGTGCTAACGATACTACATTCTCTCTTATAGTCGCAGAATCAATAAAACCCTCATTGATTGCCATGTTCGTATTGAACGCAGTCAAATAAGTGTTATATGCTAATAAGTTTATAATAACAGAAAGGTTTGAACCTTCAAAGTCAAAATCAGTAAAACCACTGTTCTGTCTTAAATAATCTTTTATTGAGACTTTTATGTCTTCAAAATTGAGATTTGTGTATTGTTGTAATGCCATTATAACCTAGTTGGTTCTAAAATGAACGAAAGATTTTGAACTGGTGCTGCCAATCCTATTATTTCATATTTAATAAAGATGTCTAAAACATTAGAGTCTGGAAGAGCAGATACAACCACTTGTTCTAACAAAACTCTTGGTTCATAGTTAGTGATAACAGTCTCAATCTCCATTTTAATGGGATCAATAAAGTCATCATTAGCAAGTTCAAATAATGCTCCTGTTATCCTAGTACCAATAAGATCATTAAAAAATACTTCACCAACGTTTATACGTACTAAATTTTGAACAGACCGCTTTATCGCATCCTCATTTTTCAAAGGAAGAATATCATTAGTAATGGGATGACGCTGAAAGGACAATGAAATATCCTTAAATCCTTGCGAAGTTCTTTGAACTGGCACTTTTTACTATAATCTTCGTATATTTATCTATTTAGAGGCAATATAAAAGGGGGTCTTTCGACCCCCTTGATGTAGTGGAAGAAAATAGCGATACTCCGTAGCCAGTTAGTCTGTCGGAATCCTATTCGTCTTCAATATCGTAGCCCAGATACTCAACACGTACATCATCAGGATGGGGAGTTCCGACTTGATAGAACTCATCCGCAAAATCTTGCGTTACGTCCAACATTTCGTCTTCAGTGATAGAAGAATGAACTTTTTGATCCCCAACATATATATCGTACTTATCTGCCATTGTTACAAGATTCTTCATTCTTGTAATATCTATATAATCCTTGTTTTCTCGTGACCAACACGACACTTAGGATCAACCCATATTTCAAACCCTGCTTTGATAGCATCTAGGCAAAAACTCACGTCCTCACCACACATATCCTGAACTTCACCTGATTCAAATACCTGCATCTGAGG